GTTTCAGCTTGAGCAGCTGCTTGAGCCTGTATGTTAGACTGTTGAATCTCCATGTCTTGCTTTTGCTTACGCTTACGTTTAATTTTAAGCATTTGATTAGCAAGTTTAAGATTTTTTATTTGTCTTACATCAATAGCGTCGTCTAGATCAATACCACTATTTTGCAGAGCAACTTGTATATTTTGTTCAAGCTTAGCTTGTTCTTCTTCGTCTGGTTCTAATTCTAAAAATATACCAAAGTCATGCAAGTTTAGAGCGCTTATTTGCTCTAAAGTCTTTGCATTAAACGAAGATATTGAATTTTTAAGAGATTCAGCTGTTAAAGGAAATTCTAAAGCATCTGCTATTTTTAGTGAAATATTTTCTGCTATTTTAAGAGTTATATAAAGACTAGACTGATTAATGTGTTTAGTAGCTGTGTTAGAAGCGCTAGCTGCTAACTTCTGCAGTCCTATAAGAGTGTTTCTATCTGGTAAACTACCATCTCTAGCTTCATTCAAACCTGTTACATCACGTATCATTTGTAGGTAATACTGATAAGTATTAATTAAACTAGATATTTTAGCGCCGCCATTGCTACTTTGTAATTCTTGTATTGGCACTTTTCCTCTATTTACTTCACCATCTTGAGTAAGAGATCTACCAACTATAGAACCTGTTTGAAAATACATGTTTAAAGCCTCAGCTGGATTATAGTTTGTTCCATTACCNAAGTCTACTTCTGCTAAGCCGTCCATGTCTAAATAAACACCATCAGGTACTATTCTNGATAAAACTTGTTGAAGCTTTAAATGGGTTAATTGTATCATATCAGCAAAGCCAATGCATTTACTAACTAAAGAATCAATTCTTCCTTTGTACATTCTTGGTGCACATATAGCATAATTCATTTCTACTTTAGTAGTATCAGCGTAAGGTCTTGACATGTTTTCTGCCATTTCCCACTTAAGCATTGTATCTGTACCTAGTACTTTAGCTCCAGTATATAAAACTTCTATAGATCTTGAAACCCTTTCAAACATGTCACTTTCAGGTGGATTAAATGTATCTGGCTTTTCAATAGCTTTTAATAATCCTTGATCTGTTTGTTTTATTTTAAATACCTGGTTATGATATGTTTTGTAATCAAAATACAAAACCTGTACGGTGTTTTCGTCGTATCCGCTAAAACCTGTTACGTATTGTCTATTGCCTGGCATTTTTTGTATACGCTCAAGCTCTTCATTAGATATGTTTGGAAATTCTTTTTTAAGCTCTGGTATTGTTATAGACTTAACTTCNCCTACGTAGTATATNTCTTGAAAATTAGGATCTTCTGTGTACGAGTACACCATATAAGCAGGATCTACATAATCAACAGTAATACCGTTAGCTGTATTGAAACTTGTTTTGCTAGCAGCAATACCGCATACGGTTAGATCCATGTTTAATCTTCTTCTAACAAGATCATATTTGTTTTGAGCAAACACAGTTGTTATAGCTTCTTCTTCTGCTATTTCCACTGACTGCTTNTAACTAAGCTGCATGTGAAGTTCGAGCTCTTCTTGGGTTTCGGGTATTAAATCAGGGTTTGGTGTTTGATATAAATCAATACCAAGAACTTGCTTTATGTTTTCTATATAATCTTTAGCAAGCATATCTTCATATATTTTAGAAGCGTAAGAAGTTCTTTTTTGAACAGAACTAGGATCTTGCGCATATGCTTTTATTTCATAAGCTCTTTGTGATATACCATTAACTACTATATCTACAAACTTAGACAATATAGGAACTGGCTTCCAGTCTAAATTAAGATAAGACAAATCACCATTAATAGATAATTCATCTTTATATTTTTGTATAGGCTGCTCTCCGCGAGCGTATAGTCTTAGTGTGTTAAAGTTATTCCAGTTAGTTAAGTATCTATTACCGTTAGTTCTACCTGATTTAAACCACTCATATTCAATAGCCATAGCAACTTGGCTGCCGTATTCCAAACTTGCTTTTTCAGCATCGCTTACTACTTGACTTGGAAAAGCGCTATTTGAGTTAGTATATATATTCATTTAACTTATTATTTTTGATGAATTACCCCTGTTATCATATCTTTTTATTCCAAGATCTACAGGTTCTAATTTAATTTTGTTTACTGGAGAATATCTATGCTTATTGCAAGCCATTAAAGCTAGGCCAGAACTAATAGAAGCATCGTGTTTTGTTCTATTGTTTATATTGAATTTAGCCCAATCTTCTAGTGTTCTTTGAAAGTACATATCACCATAGCCTGATTCTTTTAGTCCTATAAATGTTTCTATATAGGTTTCAATAGCAGAAGCGTGCGCTTGCTTTATATCTTCACTTGAGTTTGGTATTCCACCTAACTCTCTTTCTGTTATAGAAAGTTTATTATATCTTCTATCAGGCCTGTTCATTGAAAAACCCCTATAACCTCTTTTTTTGAAATAATATAATAATCTTGGTTTATTATTTTCTGCTAATATTGGCATGCCATAAAAAATACAAGCCATAAGTACATCTTCAAAAAATGTTTCAGCAGTTTGTGGTCTTGCTATATATTCTAAGAAAAAATGATTAGGAGGCACGTCTTCCATTGAAAATTTTGTAAGACCATGCAAAGATCCTTTAGAACCTCTTTTATCTACTGTGCCTGATATATCATATGGATCACATCCGAATGCACCCATAAAATCATTACCTGGATAATGAGTACCGTTTTTTTTGTAACGCTTGTTTTGCAAATGAGACGGTGGTACCCAACTTACTTTAAATCTACCATTTTTATTTGGAACAAATATAACATCCGTGTCTTGCTCGGCGTTTTGCCACTGAAAACTACCTTGTGTGATATTTATAGAATTACGCATGTCTTCGTTAAAATCTATTTGTTCATAGATTTTAGTTAGATTAAATAAAGACTCTTTTGACTCATCTCTAAAAGCGTGTTTAGTAGTTCTTGGAAATTGTCTATAAAATTCATTTAAAGCGTCTTGATCTTTTTTAAGACCATCTACTTCATTATTCCAATATTCTATTACACCTAAATCTATTATTTCACTCTGTGGTCCTTCAACTGGTTTTTTAGGCGTGTCGAAGACAGGTAATCCATAAGAATCAATGTATCCTTCGTAATTCCACTCCATAGGTATAAACAAGCTATATAATCCAGAGCGAGTTTGTCCATTCGCATTTCGTTGAGTGACGTCTGAGTCATTGTATAGTTTTTTAAAATTGTCCCCACCTTTATCTAATGAGTTACTAGTTGAGCCCATCATGCATTTACCTATAACTCTACTACCTAATCGTAGACACGTTTTCGTGACGCGCCAGTTGTTGAGGATATTCGTCGGACGTTCCCATTTACCGCTCTCATCGTGGACGAGTAGTTTGAGTTTCTCACCGTCATACGAGTTGTCGCCCGTGTTTTTCCAGTCGATCGTAGTGTCGAGCCCGTCGAGTTCACGTAGCGTCTCGTTGTTCTCAAGTTTCTTACGAGTGTATTTCGTCGCGGGTACTCTGTACGCAAGCTCTGTCTTTGGGCGGTCCATACCGTCCTGAATTGGCTTGAAAAAGAAGGGGTAATTAACCGATATTGGTACCACCTTGTCTGTAAACATCTTCTTCGCATCAGGTCCAGATTTAGATAATATTCCAAACCTAGAGTCGCTTGATATGGTTGCCATATTAACGCACTCCCCGGACGCCATAAATGAGAATCCAGATCGTCTATTCTTAAGGTAGCACATTCCATATGACCTATGATCGGCCTTACAAGCTTCCCAGAATATGTAGAATAATCTGTTTGATTCCCTAAAATCTGGTTGCCCAACATCAATTTTGGACCACTGCAAGTACATATAGTGAGTACCAGTAATGTAAGTAGCCACATTCTTATTATAGAACCAAAAGCCTTCTTCCCTGCGGACGAACTCATTATCGATGTAATCATACCATTTTTCCTTAAAGTCTAACGGATATTCTTCCCAATCAAATACAGACTTTATTTTTTTTAATACTTTAGGGTATTCCGTATACTCCCATTTATTAGTTTCAAACTTATGTATTTTTTTAGCTTTAGGTAAAGCTATTTTTAAGTTTTGTATTTCGTATATATCACCTATTACACCGTCTCTACTTATAACAATAATATCATGCTCTTTGTTATATCCGTACTCCCATTTTTTATAACGGTTCATACGATTTAAAACTTTAGGTTTTACGTGATCTTTTAATACTTTATATAANGNTTGTTCGTACATTACTTTTTAGATCTACCTTCAGCAAAACCTTTAAAAGTTCTTTCTTCTTTAACTTCTTTTGGTTTATCGTTTAATAAGTTTTCTTCTTCTTCAATGCGACTAAGTATTTCAAAGGCNTCGAATATAGCTAGTTTTTTAGTAGCTGCGGCGTTTTTAAGTCTGTCAGCTGATATATCATCATCTGAATCAACAATAGCCTCTTTAGCTACTTTGATCAACTCCTCTACCGCTCTCTGCCCAGCTTGGATTATATTCTTCTTCGTTTCCTTGGTATTCATACTTAATTACAATATCATTAGATTTCA